CCCTGCACGCCTTCGTAGGCTTTGATATGATCACCCGCTTCTCGCATGGTATCAAAATATACAGGCATCAGTTTTTCGCCGTACAGCCCGCGATAGCCAGGATCTTCCTTGCCGTGATAGAGTTCGAACAGGGTTGGAGAGTAGCGCATCTTCTTCTCTACACGCTGGCCGTTTTCATAGCCACGATAGAGAATGTCGTTGCCCTTTCGAGATACAGAGGTATAAAATTTCATAACGAATAGTATAGCAAATTATGGATCGAGGTCAACCCAGTGAAAGTCTGGGTGTAGACTCTTAAGTTTCTGCCCATGCTTACGATCATTTACTGTGCCACCATATTTCTCATCCGCGAGTTGCGTGATTGGTGAGTGTATCATCACATTTGGGTCACGAGCGGCAGAGAGTGCACGATAGTCAACACCTGTCACATTACACCAGCGTTCATCGATTCTTCGATCAGCAGGCCAGTAAATTGTTCTCTTGTCGTGTTTTACGTTATTACACCATTTATCAGTGGCGATACGGAGAACTGATAGCGGTCCTTTCTCAGGCGCATCTTTGACCATAGCGCAGAATATCTTTGCGACTTCAGGCCACATCGTATAGAACTCATTCGACGTGCCTATCTCTGCACAAGGAAAAGTGTGCCATTTCGACATTAACATACGAAACACCTCCTCGTTGCGCAGATATGCATCATGCTCCATAGCCCAGAACTTTTGCCCTTCGCTCATACGCTTTGCGTTTCTGTAGTGAGTGTGCATGGCTGCCAGTTCCATGGGTGAACGGCGCTGATAGGTGTGTAATGGTACATCTTTGAGTTCATCAAGCAGTGTGTCTGGTGTTACACATTGTTCGATTTCTATTTCGAAAATATCAGACACACACTCAAATGATCGGAGAGATACTTCAAGGTATCTCATTGCGAGGTCGTTATTCAGATCAACTTGTACAATGCCTTTAACTTTTGACATACGCCCTCATAAAATTGGTCGACCGTTTTTATTGAAGGAACGGTCGGGAAACCTTATGCTACAAGCATTGCCATGACTAAGACTGGGCCGATGCCTATGACAAAGGCGAAAGTCGCAATCAATTCAACGCTTTCAAGCAGTGTGCTCCAGTTGAACTTAGAGCACCTCCTGTGTCTCGGCATGAGTCACAACGTAGCCTTTATCTTTCCACTCAGCGATAGTGCGGCACTTAGTGCGCTTCTGAGTACCGATGCCTGGATAGGCAATCTCTACTCGTGCACAGTACTTACCATCTTCGTTGAGTTGTGCGACTTCACTCACTTCGTTTGCGTGAGCGTTACCGCCGACCAAAGCACTACCAGCAACAATGCCGGCTAACACAACGCCACTACAGGCGTTAAAGATTTCTTCTTTTACTAACATGAACTTGTCCTTTTTGAGAAGTTTAGATTTGAATATCAATTTTTCTCGGACGCTGTTCTTCGGGCAACTCTACTCTGAGATTAATCACGAGTAGACCGTTGACGAAGCCTGCTCCATCAACGACAACGTGGTCAGCGAGTCGAAACGTTTCTACAAATTTCTTTGTAGTAATCCCTTTGTGCAAGTATTCTTTTGTGTCTTCTGCGGGTGTACCGCGAACGATTAACACGCCGGGTTTTGTTTCGATGTCTAAATCAGCCCGTTCGTAACCGCCAAGTGCAAGTTCGATGGCATATTCCGTATCACTATACTTTACAATATTGTGACGAGGAAAACCCTTCTCGTTAGCACCCAATGCTGTTACCTTTTCTATCTCGTCCCACACATGGTCGAAACCAATAAATCGAGAATGGGGAAATGTAAACACTTTACTTCTTGTTGTAACCATTATAGTCTCCTTTGCTTAAAGCGAGATTGTTGTCTAACTGCCGGACCATTCCGCACAGTCGATAATATATATAACAAAGTTTAGTTTAAATGGCAATATAGGTTGCTGGGTCTGGCTCGTGTTCAACACCAAATGAATATGTGACTCGACTCTCTTGAGGTGCGATTTCGTGGTGTGTGCCACGTGGTATGAAAACACAATCGCCTGGTAGAAAATCTATGGCTGCATTCTCGGTATAGGTATTCTCTACACGTATCTTAGCACGACCAATGCCTTGCACAAGAAAGACATCCATCTTATCTTTGTGCCATGGGTAAGATTGCCCGTCATAACCGAAACTATAGAACTTGATGAGCGTGATAGGATTCTGATGAAAGAACTTACGCATATCTGCGCCAATGTCTTTTGCCCATGGTGATAGGCTTGCTCTCTTGAGACAAGAGTTGAGATAGATACGGACCTTTTCTTCATTGGTATCGATACAGTCAGAAGGGTGAGAGTCTAGAAATTTCATCTCACGGTTCCAGTCTGTATCGATGCTCACTTTTCCAAACCAAGGCTTCTTGGTGGAAACATAATATGGGTCAAACTTCATTTATTTCCGATATTGTACTTCGGGCAGAGTTCCCACATATGCTTGTCTTTGTGAGAAATAATTTTGATTTGACGAATAGGTGCGCAGTCAGCCACCTGCGCACGATCTACAATCTGTACAAGACCCCAGTCTGATAGCAGTGTTGCGATAGTGTTGCGTCTGAGTATATCATTCTCTTCAAGGTTCGACTTCTTGCCATCAAGCAGGAACAACTCTTTGAAATGAACGATAAAGTATCGCCCTTGCTTGTGCAAGATGTGACAAGACTGAAACAGTTTGTTTTCTTTGCGTGACGCTACGCCGATACGTGTTAGAGTTTCACGAACCTTCAGAAAATCATCGGGTTCGTGAAGTGTAACCTCCAACATATCGTTAGGCGACCATATTTTATTATTGCTTTCCACCTTTAGAAATCCTTTGCTTAATGCTTGCTACTTGGTCGGTGGAGAGTATTGAGAGTGCAACGCGAGCCTTCTCATTACTATAATCATAATACTCTTTTACCGCTTCCAAATCATCAACGACCTCCGGTTTAATCCATTTCGAAAATCGTCTCCTCTTTCTTACAATATTTATAAGAAAGTCAAACTGTAACTTGCTGTCAAGGTGGTGATGTTCATTCATTGCATTGGCAATGTGAACCGTGTCACTAAAATAAGACAGAGACCGATTGGTCAAGAAGGGTGCGTAACCCTTCTCTGTCTCATCATCGACAACCAAGCGTTCTTTCGAATAGTTGATCGCTGTTACAAAGTCAAACGGATTCACACAAACTCCACATTCGCCATGATCTCAGTCATGCAGGCGACAACATTGAGTTCGTGATCAGCCACAAAGGCATTCTTATACTGATAGTCAGCAAGAATCAACACGAGTTGCGGTATACTTTGCTGTTGAACACGGTCGTACATATTGTCGTAGATATTACGAAATACAACCGACACATCAACATCTTGGTTATTCGCGACCCATGATCGCATCTTCTTGAAGTCTTTCTCTTTGAGACTGGTGTACAGTACATCATAGTTGTCAGCACCGACACTGGTCGAGATAGGTGTACCACCGATAGCGGCTCGCTGAAGTTCGTTCAGCACACGGCGCCAGTCAGGAGCATACCGCATGATAAGTTCAGCAGTACCCTTTACGTCAACAACCTGATTTTCTTCTGACATGACAAACTGAACTCGATGCAGAAATTGCTCGCACAGTTTAGCCATATCTTTCTTCGAGGTGTTGAACTCGTAGACACCGCAACGTGAGTGTAGCGGCTCAATGATACGATTCTTGAAGTTGCAGGTTAAAATGAATCGGCAGTTATCTGAAAACTCTTCGATAAACCCACGTAGTGCAGGCTGTGTCGATTGAGGATTCAGATAATCTGCCTCATCAAGTATGACGACCTTGAGGCCGCCAGTCAGCGACACCGTAGATGCAAAGCGTTTGATTTTGCCTCGCAACGTATCGATGTTGCCCTCTTCAGAACCGTTGATAAGAATGTGGTCATAACCCAATTCATTACAGAGCGCCTTGGCGACCGTAGTCTTGCCTAAGCCGGCTGTACCGGTGAGCAACATGTTTGGTAGTTCACCACCATCAACAATCTTCTGAAAAGTTTCTTTGAGTGACTCAGGTAGAATACACTCACTTACCGTTTTCGGTCGATACTTCTCGACCCAGAGAAATTCTTCTCTCATTCACATGCCTCATAATATAAAATTGGAGCGAAGTGACCGAACCGCCCAGCCCACAATAGGGGGGAACCCATTGCCTACTCTATCGTACCTTCGCATATTGGAGCGGGATAGAAGCATTGCACTTCTCACGATGACGGGAAGCCATCGTCTGTCTATTCAATCCCGCAAAGTCATTACTCTTCAGCAGCCGGC